TGGTCACATCAACAGTCGTTGCGTTGAACGTGAAGGTCGTGGCGCGGAGCCCCGCGACCGTGGTGAAGGTTTCCGGCGAGCCGCCGTCGCCGATCTTGACGAGCAGTTCCCTGCCCGGTTGTGCGGACATTGTGTCTTCTCCGTTTGGGATGAATTTCGAGATTGGGGAACGAGGCAGTAGGCAATAGGAAGTAGGCAGTGGTTTCGCGTTGCCTACTGCCTACTGCCTTCACGGTTCCGTCACCGCTCTGAACCGCAGCGACGCACGATACGTTTGCCCATCCGGCTGGCGGGCGAAATCGGTGGCGAGATGGCGGATATCGATCAACGTTGCACCACTGATCGCCAGCGCCGCGTTATTCAGGCTGCTGCGGATGATTTCCGCGACGGCCTTCACTTCCTTGTGGCCGGTCGAGCGCGACCACACGTTGATGGTCAACTGATGCTCGGTGCCGTCTTCGGTGGCTGTGCTCCAGTCGGACTGGATCGCATCGCCGATCACGACATAGGGAAAATCGGACTCGCGCGGCACGAAATCGAACAGGCGCGGCGGATCGCCGGTCAGCGCCTTGAGATCCGTATCGGCGGCGAGCGTGGCATAGATCGCCTGCTGCAAAGCAAAGCTGCTCATCCGATCGTCTCCGTGAGAAGCGTAAGGACTTGTGATTGCGGGCCGTCATCGAGCACGGCGCGGATCGCATAGGTGCGGCCGCCCGCGGTGACGCGCTGGCCGGCGATAACATCCGTCCGCTGCCTGATCGTGATACGGAAGCGCACGCGCGATTCCTCCGCGTCCGGGCCGAACACATCGCCGCCGCCGAGCGGCTCGATGGCCGCCCACACGGTCGCAAAGGTCTGCCAGATGGCGGTGTAACCACCGCCACCGTCTGGCACGAGCACGGGCGCGGCAAGCGCCGCACGCTGGTTGAGTTTGGAGAGCATGTTCGATTTCCAAGTGTTCACGCGGAAACAGAGTGTTCATGCGGAGGACGCGGAGTGCGCGGAGGCCATGGTCCAAAGGACCTGCGGAGCCTCAAAGATGAGTCGGCGCGCTCTGCACGCCAAGAATCCTCCGCGACCTCCGCGCCCTCCGCGTGCCAATCCTTCAGAAGTTGATCACCCGGTACGGCGCCAGGAGCGCCAGCGCATCGAGTGGAAGTTCGACCGGTGCTTCGCCACGGTTCTCGTACAGGAACGCGATGATTTCGAGCATCGCTTCGATGATCGGCGCCGGAACATCGCTCGCCGCATCGCCGTAACCGGCAGTGAATTCAACCGCGATGGCGTTCATCGCGCGCAAGTTCGTTGGTGGCACCACATTCGCCTTGAGCGACACCCTCGCCGGCGACGATGCGCTGTCCACCTGATACGTCGCGGGATCGAGCACCGTTGCGCTGTCATCGAGCGCGTAGGTCGTGACCGACGTCACGCTCTGCAACGGCGCAAGCTGCAACTCGATGGCGCCGCACGCCGGCCACCGGTCGATCCACTGGATCCAACTCTGCGTGATGAACACACGGCCGGTGTGCCATTCGGCGCGGGCGCGTGCCGCCGCGAGCAGCCGCGTGATCAGCGCATCGTCGTCGGCGACATCCACCTTCAGATGCAGTTTGGCATCGGAGAGCGTGACCGGTTCGATGGCAGGTGGCGAGAGGAGTTGTAACGACATGCGTTTGCCTTTCAGCGAAAGGGATTCCCTCTCCCCCTTTGGGGGAGAGGGGTTTTGTTTCTCGCTATTCGCTATTCGCTATTCGCTATTCGCGCTTTAGCTTGCAGCGAACTTCATCAGCTTGATCGCTTCGAAGTTCTGCACGCCGCCGCCGACGCGCTTCGTGGTGTAGAACAGCACGTAGGGCTTCGCGGAATACGGATCGCGCAAGGTGCGGATGCCGACGCGATCCACCACCAGGTAGCCGCGGTGGAAATCGCCGAACGCGATGGAGTACGAACCGGCGCCGATGTCCGGCATGTCCTCGGCTTCCGCGATCGGGTAGCCGAACAGGGTCGCCGGCTGTCCCGCCGCCGTTCCCGGCTGCCAGATGTAGTTGTCGTTGCCGTCCTTGAACTTGCGCACGACGGATTCCGTCTTGCGGTTCATCACCCAGGTGCCGTTGGCGCGATAGGCCTGCTTCGGCGCATAGGCAAGCGCGATGAGCGCATCGGCCGGATCGGTGGAGGCGAACGCGCCGGCCGCTCCGGTTGCGATGTAGCCGAGATTGCCCCAGCTCCACGATGCTTCGGCTACATTCGTGTACTGAAGAATGCCCTTGGGCTGCGATGTGCCGTTGCCGTTGATGAAGGCGGCACCCTCCTGCTCGGCGAACACGATCTGCACTTCGTTCGCCAGCCACTCCTCGATGTTCACCTGCGCATCGTCCAGCAGCGTCTGCGTCGCCGCCGGCATGGCATAGAGCTCCATGGTGGGAAAATCGATGGCCGACAAGGTCGGCGTGCTCGTTTCGCTGCGCGCATCGGTTTCGGCAACCCAGCCGGTTGCAGCGCCCGCCGTGGTGATCGGCTTACGGTATACGTTGGTGCCGATCTGGCGGACCGTGGCGAGATTGCGGATGGGTGACACTTTCGCCAGCACGCGGTCGATCGTCCGCTCGATCTCCAGCGGCACGACATAGCCGCCATCCGGATTGGATCCGGCCGACAGCGCCTTCAGCTCGAGGGAGTCGTAGGCGGCCGTATCGCCCTTGCGGACGTAACGGTCGAACGCTGCTTTCCGCTCACGCGCGCCGGGATCGAGCGCGATCTTCGTATCGGTACCGAGCGGCGGACGCTGCGATGCCAATGCGAGCTCGTCGATGCGGCGCTTCTGATCGGTGACGGCGCGGTCGAGACGCTCCACCTTTTCCTCGCTGACGACATCGCCGCCGCGCTTCTCAATCTGCGCCAGGCGCTCGTCATTCGCCTGCTTGTAGGCTTCGAAGATGCGCCAGAGATCGTCATTCGCGTTCTTGATGGCGACGTCGCTCGCATAATCGCGAATCTCCAGCGCCTTGGTTTCAAGTTCCATTGTGTCTTCTCCTAGCTAAGAAAATGAAGGCAGTGTGGGTTCAAGGCAGTAGGCAGTAGGGAGTAGGCAGTAGGTTCAACTCCGGCTGCACTGCCTACTGCCTATTGCCTACTGCCTGTTCGCTCGGGTGATCGCGTGTTCGCGGCCAGCTGCGCCGCCTTTCCAATCGCCGTGACGAAGCTTCCTTCGAGCAGCGGGAACGTCACGACCGAAATCTCCCACAGCTCGACATCCAGCAGCACGCGCAATCCGGTCTTCGGATCGCGCCTTGCGCGTCGCGTTTTGAATCCAATGGACAATCCGTTGAGCGCGCCCTTTTCCAGCAGCGCGCGCACGTCGCGGCCGCGCTCGATCTCGGTGACGAGGCTCCCTCGCACATAAAGCCCGCGCGAATCTTCGCGGATAACGTCCCAGGTGCCGATCGGCTCGTGCGCGAAATGCTGATAGAGCATGCGAATGCGCGAAAGGCCGCGCTCGCCGATCGATTTCGCGAACGCGCCCGGTGCCACGACATCGCCGGCACCATCGGCGACGCCGAACAGCGAGGCGTAGCCTTCGAAGGCGTTGCGGTTGAGCGTGGCGAGCACGGCCGGCGCATCAACGCGCACCAGCCTGCGCCGCGCGTGCGTGACGTGTGGGGACATATGGATCTCTCTTTCCTCCCCCGTTCACGGGGAGGTGCTGAGCGAAATGAAATGGAGCGAAGCGGAGGGGGCGGACGCTAGCGCGCGCCCCCCTCCCCGCCTTCGGCGGTACTCCCCCCGTAAACGGGGGGAGAAAGATGCTGAGCAGGCATCGCCACCTGCATCCTATCCAGCTTGCCTTCGATGCGGCCGAGCTGCTGCTTCATCTCGCCGATCTGCTCTTCCAGCACCGCGACATGCGCGATCGTCTCCTGCTCGCCGCGCACGGTGCGCTCGAGGTCGCTGATGCGCTCGGCCGCGGACCCCGCCCAGAACAGCGCGCCGGCGGTCTGCAACAAAAAAGCCGCCACGAGGGCGGCCGGAACCTTCTTCGTATCCAGCGCCGGCTGGATGTGTTCGGTGAGGATGCTCATGCCGTGTTTTCCTGTCTTTTGGCGCGTT